ATGAAAAAATCGTACATAAAGTCGGTGTTTGCTTTTACTCCACCAACCGTACCTGCGGCATGAATAATTTCGGTGATATTATTTTCAAAGATGTAACTACTCAAATTACTATAATCTGTCGCATCCAGTTCTGCTCGTGTTGGCTTCAGACCAAAATCAATAGCCGATCCAAGCATACCATGACCGCCAAGTATCAAAGTATTCACGAGATTATCTCCAATGTTTCATCAGCAAGACCCCAATTCTTTTCATTTGCTCGGAATCTTTTAGGCATCAGATAGTCATTCATAATAGGTTGCTCTTTCCCTTCAAATGGTTCATAGTGATAAAGATGAAAGAACTTTATGCCAAAATCTTCCATATCGCCACCGCAGATATACTTTCTGTTTAGACGAATGTGAAATTCCACATCCTGCCAACCCCAATAAGTTAATGTCTCCCACCAACAAGTACTGTCTTCAGCGATTTCTCGGTGCATCATGGTTGCCATAGCAGTTCCATTAAATGCGTCAACATTTACCTTGTTGTGACGAAGCATATGATGATTTACAAAATTATCTGCATCGTTGGTTGGTTTTAAAGTTGTCTTGGTATCAATCACACAAGTTTTCAAATATTCATCAACATCATGGTAAGAATTCGCATCCACATACCCAACTCTAGGGATATGAAAACGCGATCCTTGATAGAATTTCTTTTCCTTTCTTTCGGATAGTCCCTTTACAAAATTATAAAGATTCTCTATCTCCTCGTATGGCATAAAACAATCCGAGTCCCAAAAAATAATGTATTCGCCTTTGCTGTGTCTAAAAGACACATTATACGGATGAACAATAGAATAAGAGGCTTTTCCGTTGTATTTCTTGGTAATATCAGGAGACACATATACGAACTTCATGTTCGGATGTCTATCCTTTACCAGAGCATCAGAAATCTTCTTATCGCTTCCCCAATCACATACGATAACTTCAATATCATCTTTGCCAAGTCTACGAAGATTGTCTATCATTTTATTCAGGGTGAGTTCAAGCCTTTTGTTAACTCCACCCTTTCCGTTTTCATCTGCTGCGTAATTGTCGTTTTTTCCACCAATAAGAATTGATAACAGCATTTTATTCTCCACAAAAATATGAATGAATTTCTGGTGTCTTTACATAAGCCCAACTGCTATCTCTGAAGGTTCCATTTGGCTGATTTCCACCAAACACCTCATATAGTGCTTTACGAACAGTAGCCCATGTAATGTCGTGACCACAAATAACACCGCCAACTTTTACCTTTGGAATCCATGCAACTATGTCTTGTTTAACAGCAGCGTATGAATGATCCCCATCAATATACACAAAATCCAAAGAGTTATTCGGAACATTGTTCACATATTCTAGACTGTGTGCTTTGTTCTTTTTGATATTTGGAAATCTATGACAGATAGAATCAAACACTGCTTCTGCTTCCTTCAATTCTATTGCCTGATTATCAAGATCATATGTTGAGTTGTCTTCTCTGTATGATACATAAGGATCAACAGAATTGATACTTGCATTTGCAAAACAACCGTTTATGATTAGTGTTGATTCTCCGCAATAACTCCCAATCTCAACTATATTTGGGTTTTCTTTGTTTCCAAGATGGTGTTTTATTGCGTGACACAACTCTTGTAAACCAAGTGTCATATCGCCACCTCGCATTTGAACTAGAGCCATTAGTATCCTTTCGTAAATGAGATTATTGTGTTATTACTTTTTATGCTTGATATTCATCTCAATACACATTAGTGTGTAGCCCCACTTGCCAATTTATAGTTTTTTCTAAACCAAAATCTATGGTTTCAAATTTCTTATTTCCAAATTCATTTGTGTATCTGTCAATACTCATGTTTACAACCTTTGGATTTCCAGATAGTCCCATCTTTTCCGAAGACGGAACGCTTACTTCACAATCCAGATTCTCACCAATCTTTTTTGCTAGTTCCAAAATTGAAATTCTAGAAACACCAGATACATTATAAACACTTTGCTTTCCATGAAGAACGATGTTGAAGAGCATTTCAACAATATCGGAAATATAACCGTATGTTCTTATAGATGATCCACTATCAAGCAATTCTATTTTATTGTTTCTCAATCCCTTGTCTATAAGATTGCTGATTACTCTGGCATCATTGCTCTTTGTTCCTGGGCCATATGCCAAACTTATCCTTGCAATTTTTGCGTTGTAACCCATTTCAGAAAATGATTGGCATATTGCTTCACCGCATCTCTTGCCTTCAATATAACACGCTCTTGGATGGTCGGGTAAAGTCGTACCAATCCTTGATTCATCTATCCCCTCTTCGTCAATTCCGCTATACACTTCACTAGTGCTGCAAAACAGGAATGATCCTTCTTTATTGAGGAGACTGAATAGGTTTATCGTAGCATGGGTGTTTAGTTCAATCGTCTTTATTTTATTTGATGTAAATTTCTGGGGTTGACCATATCCAGCAGCATGAATAATGAGATCAAACCCTGATAGAGTTTCTGCAAGAGTGTTACGAAGAGTCTGTATATTTTTTGAATCTGTCAGGTCTGATTTTAAAACCACACAACCATCAAATGCTTCAGCAAAACACGGATCAATATCGGAAAACACCCAACACCATATACCAATGTCATACTTGTATTTTTCTCTGAGCATCTTCAAAACAGAAACCATGTGAATCCCAATAAGACCACTCGCTCCTGTTATTAGCACTCTTTTATTTTTTAGTGAGGAGAAATCAACAGACCGAATAACCCTATCACAATTTTCATTTATCAAGTCAAACATTTTTCAATCTTCTCCTTTATACCCAATGAATCCAAACCAAGAATCCGATCATGTTCTGATCTTTCTCCATAATTCGTGAGAAACTGACGGGGAATCCCTATGTTGAATTTTCTATATTTTTTCCCGGCTAATGCAAAATCAACCAAATGATTTACGCTTCCTTCGTAGAAAGGTTCGCATATGATAACAGTTTCGTTGAAGTTGTCAAGCAAAATCTTTCCATCAAATGGAAGAATTGTGCTGTAGTATATTACCGTTACATCCATATCCTTTGTGGCTTCCAACACTTGTTTTAGCATTGGGCCAAAACACAAAACTGTGGCTGTTTTTCCTTGCTTAATCATATTAGCACATCCAAATTTTACTGGAATAGTTTCTGTGTGCTGTGATTCGCTTATACGAGTATATGTGGGATTTCCGTTATTGTAGGTTTGCTTTATCAGAGAATCCAATTCTGATGCAGTTCCCGGAATGAGTATTTCCACATTTGGAATGGATGTCATAAGAGAAACATCAGCAGGGCAATGGTGAGTGCATCCTAGTGCTGCGTAATCATAGGAGCCACCCACACTGATAAAGTTTCCATTCAGTTCTTGATATCCAAAGTCCACTTTCAGTTGCTCAAACGCCCGTTCAACAATGAATGGAGCAATGGTATGTACAAATGGAATCAATCCTTCCTTTGCCATACCTGCTGCAAGTCCTATAGTACTCTGTTCCAAAATACCAATATTGTATGCACGAGATGGAATATTTTTAATCTCATTTCTAAAACCAAAAACACCAATATCACCAAGCAACAATACAGTTCTGCTATCTGAATACAGAATATCTTGCAAAGTTTTTACAAATTGCTTTCTCAATTTAACCCCGTGTTATAATAGATTGTAATTGTTCTGTAGTGGGAGACTTGTGATGCCATTCAGGATTATTCTCCATCATAGTAATTCCCTTTCCTTTAACCGTATTGCATAATACAAAAGTTGGCTTTCCTGTGGTGATGGAAATTGATTTGATCGCATCAATATCATGCCCATCTATTTCATGCGTCTGCCAACCAAATGCTGAAAATTTAGAAGTGGTATCACCAATTCCCACAGCCCGATCCGTTGAATGGTTGTGATCCAACAGACAGACAAGATTATCCAATCCATGATGGCTTGCTAGCAAAGCAGATTCCCATATAGTTCCTTCGTTTGCTTCGCCATCACCGATCAGAACAAATACAATTCCGCCACTTCCCTGTATCTTTTTTGCCATAGCCATGCCAACAGCAATAGGCATACCGTGTCCAAGTGAACCAGTAGATGCTTCAACGGATGGAATTTTTACGGTAGGATGTCCGCCAAGCAAAGAATCAAATTTACAGAAAGATTCTATGTCTGTTTGCAAAAGTCCAAAATAATCAAGAACAACATACAGTCCAAGAGAAGCATGTCCCTTGGACAATACAAATTTGTGATCTTGGTTTTTGGTGATGAACTGTGTGTATAGCCCATACACAATATCAAGAACAGACAAAGAACTTGGGATATGTCCCTCTTTACTTGCGTGAGCAAGAGTGACAATCTTTTGAACTAGTTTGTTCCTTTCTTCATTATATCTCATTAAGTATTCTCACTAGTCTATTAACATCTTCAATCTCTACAAACTCATTATTTCCAACATAAAGGCTATTGTCGTGAATAAAATCTGCTTTTCCGCTGACAACAAAAGTATTGACTCCATTCATCATTGGATGACGAAACAGATTTCCAGCAATCAACGGTCTGTTGTCTATTCCGTTTTCCTTCAATACTTCTGCAACCTTATGTATGTTGCCATCCATGCGGATTATTGGGAAAGCAAATAGACTAGTTCCATGATATACCATATCGGTATGATACTTTGATGGATCAAGACTGTCAAGATAGATTCTGAAGTTTCTTTCACGAACGCTAACTGATTTATCAAGACGAGCCATCTGTGAGATACCAAGAATAGCATTCAGATCGGTATTTCTGACATTATACCCGCAACACAAGAAAGTAAACCGCTCATCAACTCCATTAACCTTTCTCTTGATCCTTTCGGATTCAGGGAGTTCACGGAGCATACCATGAGAACGGAGTAGTAAAAGGTGGTGATATAATTCTTCGTCATCAGTACACACCATACCACCTTCTATAGATGTAATGTGGTGTCCGTAGAAAAATGAAAAAGTAGATGCCTTTCCAAATGTTCCAACCTTCTTGCCACCCCATGTGCTTCCATGTGACTCACAGCAGTCTTCCAAAAGAATAATGTCGTATTTTTCGCAAAGGTCTAGCAAGTCTTTACTGATAGATGGGATTCCAAGAACATGAGTCACAAAAAGATATCGCACATTCTGTGTCTTGATATAATGCTCTACATTTTGTAAATTGGGGCCAAGAGTTTTCATATCCACATCAGTCATGTAGATACCTTGGCTGCTACTTCTTAATTGAAGTATTGGAGCAACATTGGTTGCCCAAGTACATGATTGGGCAATCCATCCACCACGACCGTAAAGATCGTGCATTGCCTGAACAAGAATAAGATTGGCAGATGATCCTGAATTGACAAAGACGCTGTATTTAACTCCTAGCCATTCAGACCAAAGACGCTCCAACTCTTTGCATTTTTCACCGTATGATAGTTTTTCATTATTCATAATGAACGCACACATCTTCTGACGATCTTCAGAAGTAACGGCACGGTCATCCATCAATTTCCAAGGTTTAATTTGATGCGTCATAGTGTAGTTCTCACTTCATCCTTTTGAAATTTCATCAAGTATTATTTTGATTGGATTGTAAACATTAAAGTAACGATTTCTGGCATCATCAAAACTATAATCTTCTACAGTCTTGTTGCTATTGATTATCTCTCGTATCCTATTTATCTCGTTGCCATCGTAATCCAAGTACTCGTATGAATTAGGATAATACTTTTCTATATCTTTATTTCCATTGTATATTGGGATGGTGTTGCAGAGAATAGCATCAATACATTTTTCGGTTATTTCTCCACTAACAGGGCTGTTCTCTAATGCGATAGTGTATTTGTAATTTGCTATTCCATCTAGTTTATTTACCAGTCTTCCCTTAAACCTCGGGTCATTAATATGCCACCCATATCCATCGTTCATGTGCCACCCAGCACCATACATATCAAAATCCAAATCCGAGTTCATCAACTGAACAACCAAATTTTGCCGATTATTGTAGTTTGTATATGAGCGAGTATCGTATCCATGATTAGCAACAATAATGGAGAGAGTTTTTGTTTTCTCAAATTTTTGCGATAGCAAATTTTTAGTAGTGTTTGGTACAGGAACAATCTCTCCATTTTCTAAATCATATAGTCTATGTGTTCCTATCAATGGGCTGAATATGGTTCTCCCTGCTTCATATTTGTCTGTCTGATAGGTAACTATCTTCTTGCAATAAGACAGCATATTTTTATCAAAGGAAGTACTCCAATACGGTTCCACGACAATACCGTATGTGGTTTCCTTCTCTATTCTGTATTTAGAATTATTGACACCATTGAATATGACCAAATGCGTATAGTCATCATTATGTGTTAGAATATCGTCATACTTACCATCCATATTCCATATGTCATTAACAAATGAGTATATGTTATAGTCAGTATTCCATCCTGCTATAAATTTAATCTTCATGTTGTCTTCTCTTCTATTTTGCTCTGAACATATGATGCAACCGACTTGGGTGATATGCACCGTTCATACCAACGAATAGTCTTATTACTAATATCCTGCATCTTATCGGGGTCTGACAATAGACGCTCAATAATAGAAATATCAGACCAATCTTTAAGGATTATACCGGGAAACTCGTTATAATACCATAAATTTGTGGGAACATCATCAACGATAAGAATACACCCACAACGAGCAGCCTCAAATATTCTAAAAGACTCTTTGCTAACATATCCACTAGGACACAAAGAAATCTTTGTATGTGACAGCAGTTTGCTGTATTCATCCATACTCAATCCTTTACCCCAACTGTGGGTGATGGCACAAAATTTCTTTTTCCCATCATTTTTTCGTGCTTCCAATTCTCTACACATCTTGTCTCTGCCATTTCCATTGAAAGTTCCTGCGAAAGAATAATCAAGTTCTCTTTCGTTTATTGGAATGGAATCTGTGCCAGAGAAATTTGTAAGATATCCAAGTGGAAAAGGAAACACCCGACTATCGCAAATTGAATCTGTTGGATAGTAATTCTTAAAAAGAAGAAAAACATTCTTCTGAAGATGATCGGCAATTGGTTGTTGGTGGTATTCATCTGAAGTAGAAAAAACTATAGAACCATTCGGAATGTCTCCAAGAGGTTCATTCCAAACAGAGAAAACAAATGTATGATCTTCTTTTGTGTGGATATGTGAGACTATTGATTCAAAATATTCTGCTTCATCTTTACCATGAACTTCACGACCTCTAAGATTGTTGATTATCTTGTGCATAATTTATCTCAGTACGCTTTTAAAGATTCCATGTTCTGATCCCTGCCTTACCAAACCCGGCTCCCACCAATAAATCTTGTGATTGTGAAGATAATGCTGATATCCCAACTCATAATCACAAATCAAGTGAAATGGAAACCATGTTTTAGCCAAATCCTTTAGGGCAGATTTTTTTAGTAATATAGAATCTGTGCATCTAGATGCGGGATGGTTCATGCGATACGCAATTTTATCGGGAGTTGTGTTTGGTGCTTTCAAACCAGCACCACTACCAAAATGAATCACATCCCAATCATCAGGTGTTCTTGAAAGATATTCATTAAAATGCTTATCAAAATCATTGCATAGAATAACATCATCCTCAAAGATAATGAACACATCTCCTTCTTGTTCTGACAACTGTTGAAACACCTTTCCGTGTTTGATTGTAAGAGACAGTTCAGCAGGATTCAGTTCTCTTTGTGTTTCAATACCTATATTCCAAAGTGAAATTTTCTGTGCAACGGTATTCCAATCCATGTGTTTACGAACACAATGTTGATCTACTATTTCCTGTGTTAGTTCATTTCCATCAAACTCTTCATAGAAAGAGTAATCCGAAAAACCAAACCTGTCCAACTGATTAATCATATTAGCCTTTCTTTCTTTTAAAGGCTTATAATGAAGAACAATAGTCTTTATATCAATAGGCATAATCTCATCTCCGTATCAATTCCATCCACCAAGAAACTTTCAGCATATCCATATTCCAAATAGAATTACTGAATTTTTCATATGCTTCATTTAGCATATGCTCGTTCACTTCGGAATAATCATCTACAAACAATATAGGCAACTGCCCCTCAAGTAATGCGTGAGTTCTGTGTCTAACAACTACAGGTATAACTCCACTATACATTGCTTCCCACATTCTATGAGTATCTACTCCATTGCCACGAGGACATAATACGAATTTGTGATCTAGCAATTCTTCTTTATATCGTGGATCAATACCAGCATGTTCGTATGGAACTCGGATTGTTGCCCAAGACTTTGAAGAAAAATGATTATACAGCCATTGCCGAAGATCTGGATAATTATGAACACGATTGTTCACATACAGCAGACGAGTCGGAGATACTGTTCTTTCAAAATCGTTCAGATTTCCTTTAGAGTAAGAATTTGCTACACCAATAGGAATTGGGCTTGCTGTTTCCGTAGAACAATTCATACCATACCATTTAACTGGTCTATCTGCGAATAGTTGTGTCATCTCATTCGTTACAGCATAATCGCTGTCGTGTGTCAATATGGTGAATGGAACATCGCGGGGAACAAACTGGTTCACAACATCACGCAGAGAAACAATGTAGTCGGTCTTACAAAAAACAACTTCTCCACCTTTAAAAGACGGAGCGTATTTTGTAAAAACAGGAAACACACCTTGTTCTGTGGCACACATTTGTGCAAACACATAGTCGCACTTTGCTGCTAGATTGTTTCCGCTAATTATTTCTTCAGATGAAATCATCAAAATTTCCGTGGTAGTGGTTTAGAATTTCTAGAATTTGATTTTGATTTTGATGGAATGGACGAAGTGAGTGACAATCCACAAATTGATGCGAGGGAATTGCTTGCTTGCAACGATCCCATGCCGAACGATCAAATCTGTGTCCATACAGTCCTTTGCTATACACAGTTACAGATTGATCTAGGCTCTTTCTGCGTAATACAGCAGTAGTGTAGTCTTCTTCTGCACCCCAATTATCCATACCCTTAAGGTGTTCTGCCCATTGAGACTGATCTTTTCCTAGATTCATGGAATGAAGTCTACGAATCTCATCTTCCCAAGAATCCGCCATTCCAAATAAAGAACCAAAACGGTTTCCGTAATTCACATGATAGCAGACATTAAGATTACACTTACCATTAATCCAATCATCGTGTCTTCCTGTCACACCATTTCCATTAAGATGCAAATGCCAATTACCATCAAATTCAAATTCATCCATGAAATAACCCTTATGTAAAGGGTACATATCAATATCACTGGTCATACAAATAGAATCGGGAAACAGACGAGTAAAGAAAAATCGTGACCATTGTGTTTGCAAATATTCAGGAACACCATCAACAGTCTTTACACGAATAACCTGACCCCATCTCTCGTCAATTTCAGCAGAATCAGGGTTTCTGTCAATGTATATTAGAACAGGATCGGCTCCCATCTTTTCCTTCCATACATACGAAAACGATTTCCAAAAATCAAAATATAGCGGATTGGAATTGGTTGATACGATTACTTTTTCAATCTTCATCGTGAATCTCTGGTGTGGTGAATGAAGACTTCTGCTTCGGTGGTTTCGTTATGATGTAAACCCCATTGTGTGGGATCACGCAGTATAGTCACATTGTGCTTCTTTGTCAATAGGCTCCATATGGATTGATCGTGTCTGTGTCCTTTAAAATTTGGCTCAACCCATCCATTTTGATTTGGAGTGTCTGTTATAAAGTGTGGATTTTTTGCAAGTTCAAGATATTCTGAAACTATTCTCTTTGCTTCATTTGTCCCACGAAAGCACATAAAACTAGCCATTCTTTGGGGAGAATCTGCATATTCTGAACTTTCCATATTCATGTATTTCAGCAAATCCATTTTGGTATACTGCTTTTCTATGTGACCTCCAGCCAATTCAAAAGCAACTATTCCACGAGGATCAGAAGTAACGGCATCAAAGATTGGTTCCATTCTACGAATAAAAATAGAACCAGAATCAGAATAGAATAAAATATCTGTCTCGTTCATATTTTTCAAAATCCGATTGATGAAATACGGCTTCCATAACCAATACCCCGCACCTCTTTTTTCTGATAGGATATTGTGGTGTGCAATACTAAAACAAGACTCAATATCAGAACCACCCATCTGATATACAACATTAAATCCTGCTGCCAAACCACTTTGACTGTTCTTGAATTGCGATTCCAAGAACTTGCCATTTGCATAATTTAGAAGAATTTTCATTGTTCTGATTGTGGAACCAAAGAAGCAGTTGTATTTGAATTGTAAATGTACATATGCAAAGGTGCGTCAATATGATGTTCTGTTTGAACCTTTGGGTACAGCCGCATCAACCAATCAATGTCTTCGGTTGATTGACCGTTAGCACCGTACATCGGGCGGAACTCTTCACTCTGTGCAATTTCACGCCGCCACAGACACATATGGTACGGAGGACGCTTGATGTCTCCAAGCATTTCTTCTTGGGTGCGCCACAACTGCCCGTGCGGATTTCCAATACCAAACTCCACATTCATGGGTTCGCCGTCTAGAGAACAGAATTGATTAAAGGAAATGCAGTCAACTGACGGGTTCTCTTTTACTGCCTTTAGAAGTTGGTCAATGTAGTCGTTGGCAATACCATCATCGTCGTCCATGAAACACACAAATTGACCACGAGCAGCACGAAGCAAAACATTTCGCTTCTCTGAAATGCTTTGAGACTTGTTGTCTGTAAGCACAAGAATCTCAACAGAACGACGGTTTCCCAACTGCCCTTCCAACTTCTTTATTAGAGCAGTTACAGATTCGGTTCTTGAAGGAATAGAAAGAATTAGAATACTAATCAGAATATCATCGGCTGGCACTGGCATTGAACATTACCTCCATATCAAAGTTCTTGGCTTTACGAGCCTCAAAAGTGTTGCTGTCCACATCGTACATGTCCTTGTTTTCATTACGAGCGTGAAGAGTATCAAACGGCTCGTTCGTCCACTCGTGACGAATAATGCAATACGGAGCAATGGCTAGTTTACCCAATCGGTGGCAAACGGCTGTCTGCTCGTTGTCGCAGTACAGGGACTTATACTCTGGGTTGTAAATGTACCCAAACTGCTTGTACAGAGGGAAGCCCATGACTGTCAAGGTCATTAACGGGTCTTCTTTCGGGCGCAGCCCATCCCAAAACTTGATGGCTCCGCTAAAGTCAGGAAATGCCTGTTCAAAGCACTTGAAAACTACTTCATCGTAACTCATCTGCTGTGGATTCATATCATCCGAAGCAAGCATCAGCACATCACCGTATTCGCCTTCCATGTCTGCGTTACAGGCTTGGATCTTGCTCTTGGAGTACCCGTAGCAGTACTTGATGTCTGCGTTTCGCTTACGAGTCTCAAACCACTCACGCATGGCATCGTTGTTCATGGTTGCGTCATCGGCATCCATACTGACGACAAAACGCACATCATGCCGTCCACTCAGAAAGGTCATGTAGCGTGTAAACACAGACTTAAACTTTTCAGGTCGGTTCCGCGTTGGGAACTTTATCACGAGTCGGCTCATTACGAATATCTCCTTTTTCAGTCTTCAGATTCGGGCTTGTTTCCCGGTTTGCTCCGTCCTATGTGGTATTTAGGACACAGTTCCCACTCGCCCTTTTCTTTATGGGGTAGAATCTTTATTTTGTTTAGCGGAACCTTGTCAGCAATCTTTTCTTTGTTTACAATCTTGAGCAAACCCCACTCCTCTAGCAGACACGCAATAGTGTTGCGCCGTCCAATGTCTTCGCTGTCAATAGAGGTGGGCAGATCATCAAGTGCAAACATTTCTTTGAAGTGGACAATATAGTACTTGCCACGCTTGTGAAGAATATGACAGGACTGCCATAACTTCTTTTCTTTGCGAGACGACACCCCGATACGGGTCAGGGTTTCACGAACCTTCAGGAAGTCATCAGGCTTTGCAATGGTGACTTCTAGCAGGTCTTTGGGTTCAAGATCAATATACCGTTCGTTGGGTTGTTCCATGTCTATTCCACTTTCTTAAAAAATATCGACACGGAACTATTTAGAAGATTACGGCTTTCCACCCTTGGAAACGGCATCCATAATTTGTGAAACTTGTGTCTCGGTCAGGACAGTCAGGGCTTCCCGTGCCTTCTTGGCAGAGAACCCGTAGTACTCAATCAGGGCTTGCACCCGCTCGTCACTCTCCCGCTTGAGCCACTTGGAGAACCGCTTACGCTTCCGCACCGCTCCCCGAAGAAAGTCAAAGTGCATCTTGGAATCAATGTGGGCACGGGTATTCATCTCGTTCACGGCAAACAGCGTATCAGGAAAATACGAGAGACACCGACCCACCACAAACGGTGGATACGACGGCTTGCCCCATTCAGGGGTGTCCATCAGCGGCTCCTTGGTTTCGTTGATGGCTTTCAAATAATCAGATAGTTGGTGGCTCATGTTGTTATTACTGCTGTTAGGACAAACACTCCAAACATAACAAGTGTTCCTGCCACAAACCCAAGCAGGAATGCGTCAGCCGCATCGTATTCAGGGATACGGCTCACTTGAACTTGCACTCCATCATTAGTTGCACCATGCAAGCAGTCAGGTTGATCTCTGCGTCTGCTGCAAACGCTGCCTTGTACTGGTAGTCTGCAAGCACAAGAATGGCTTGGGGAATAGACCCACTTTCCAAAGATTCGTACAGCCCGTCGTAAACCGCTCTGAATACACGAGTTGCGTCGTTATCCAAGTTGTCCACCACCCACTTACGGACTCCTGCAAAATCCTTGGTCTTCATGCTCTTGACCAATTCTTTGATTTGAACTTCAGCAATAGAATTCAGGATGCCCACATCAATCTTGCCGCAAGACGAATACCGCTGCAACTCGTTCAGAGTACGGCGGAAGTCAGGGAAGTACTTGCCCACCAATTGAGCAACCACCTTCTGATCGTATTCAATGCCTTCCCGCTTTAGAATATCCTCGGCTCGCTTCAGGAAACGAACAGCAAGTTTAGCCTTTTCCTTGTTGGGAATACGGAAATCAATACAGGTACACCGCGAGTGCAACGGCTCAATCACCCTGTTCTTGAAATTACAGGTCAGGATGAAACGGCAGTTGGACGCAAACTCTTCAATGAAACCGCGAAGGGCAGGTTGAGTAGACTGTGCATTAGAGTAGTCAAACTCATCAAGAATAACCACCTTCTTTACGCCATCGGTAAGGGATATCGTGGACGCAAAACTGCGAATCTTGGTGCGGAGGGTATCAATATTACCGTCTTCCGAACAGTTAATCATCATCCAATCACAACCAAGATCGTTACACAGTGCCTTTGCCACAGAGGTCTTGCCACAGCCTGCTCCTCCTGAAAGGAGTAGATTCTGCGGTTCATTACGCTGCACCATAGTGCTGAAAGCGTCCTGCGTATCCTGTGGCAAGATACAGTCCCCTACGCTCTGCGGACGGTATCGCTCAACCCATAACCCCTTCACGGCTTCATTAGTGTTCATTTTGCCTTTCAAGCAGTGTACGAAGAATCAGCGTGAACAGCAATCCAATAAGTCAGCGGCTCGTTCTTGTTGGAGAACTTGCTTACCACCTTTTCGGAAATCTCCACCTGATAGTCACCGGGCAGAATCTTGAGATTCTCCACATCAAAAATAAATTGGAAATCAGCAGTACCCTCGTAGTCGCCCACGATGATGGAGTACTGATTGGAAGTCACATCACTCTTGTCACGCGCCACAATCTCCACATGCTTGCCGTCTTCGGTGGGCTGAACAAAAAGGTTTTGCACCTGAAGCACGGACGCTGCCTTGAGGAGTTCAGAGAAGTCCTTTGCCTTCAGCGTGAAAGACACAACTGCCTTGGGCATACTAACCTTCTTGTTTGTGGACATGACCAACTTGGGATCGCAGTAGTAGTACTTGAGTCCCGAGTTGCCGTTCTTGATGGTGATATAGTTCTGTTCAAAAATAAATTCAGGGTCTTTGAACAGACTCACCGTGCCAAGAAACTTGTTCAAATCCCAAATTGAGAACTGCCGCCCAAAGGTTTCATCCACCTTGGCTTCAGCCACAATGGTCTTGGTGTTAGAGAGAGTACTAATCGTATTCCCTTCGTTCACCAAAATACCGGGATTGATTGCTGCAAAGTTCTTGAGAATATCAAGAGTTCGCTTGCTGATCTTCATGCTTTCAGTCTTCGTCGCCATAGTCATCGTGTCGTCCCTTTCTTCCTGAGTTTATATCATCCACCCAACTACGCAAATTTTGACGATCTTCATGTCGTCGTCCACGCTTCTTCTTGTTGTTCAACTTCTTTCTTGCCTTCCGTGCTTCACGATCCATATCGTCCCAATTGTAATACGGTTCCATCAAAAGTCTCCTATATCCGAAATAAGGTTCTTGAGTCCTTTGCTAATCATGTAGTTCAAAATCTTTGAACGATTAGCAGTAAACGGTTTATGCCATTCCTCCATGATACGCTCTTGGTACTCTTGGGGAATGCACAGATGCGAGATGAGAGTCTCGTTTCTGTTCCAATTGGCTGCAACAGCATCAGGAACCTTGCCGCTTTCAGCCCAAGACTTTTCCAATTCTTCAAGACGCTTGCGGGTCACAGGCTTCTGTCTCTTGAAATCTGTAACAAAGCAATCATCGTCCGAAAGCACATTCGGAACACCGTCTGAAGAATCGCCCTTCACGATATGCTCAAACAAGAAACTTTTTGGATTATCAACCGTTACAAACTTCTTCTGCATGGGCGAGTACTGCTGCACTCTATTGTAGATTTGCAGTTGCCCAAAATCTTTGTCTCCACTCAGGATCATAACAGGCTCCTGCTCATGCAGGTTTCGTGCAAGCACAGCAATCACATCGTCGGCTTCGCACCCTCTCACGGATATGTTCTTGTACGGGAACACCTCACGAACCTCTGTTCTGATGGTGTCCATGATTTCGTAAAACCGCTTCCACATATCGGGATTGTCTTTACGAGCCTCACGACGAGAAGCCTTGTAGTGTGGAAAAAACTTGCGTCGCCACGAGTACTCACCGCCCTGCCCTTCTTGGCATAGCACGAGTTCGCCGTACTCCTTGCCGAACCGCTTGCGGTACATGCGGTAAGTGTTCAGCACCATGTGACGAATCAGCGACTCATCGGTGTAGTCCAAGTCCCGTTGTGCAAACAGGGACGACATAATCACTTGGCTGTTGTCTACGAGAATCATAGAGTCTTTAGCAACAAGCAGTGCTTGTTGATCCTTCCTGTTGGAGTCGCAGTCTTGGTCTTCATGTCTTCAAGTGCCTTGAGCATTCCCGCTGTCTTCTTCAGCCACTCTTCCCACTTACGCATAGTCTTTTCATAAGATTTGGACGCATCCCATCCTGTAATGGTAGACCCCTTGACACTCAACCCTGCTTTGGGTTCAGCGGCAACGAATACGGTAGCCTTGTGGTTCTTGGTGTTAAACACAACGAGTCCTTGAGCACCAATGATACCACGAGGATCAACAGACTGCAAGCCGTTCTCCCCCTTTTGGCAATACTTTAAACTCTTGACCAATTTTTCAGGATTTACTTTGCGGGGCTTGCGTGGCTTACGGGTGGTTGCCATGCCACCAATTTTTGTATTTACAGCGTCCACGGCTTGTTCTAATATTTCAATCAACCGCTTCTGCACAGGTCTTTTCAAATATGAATACCCCTCAACCAAATCAGGATCAGTCTTGGAGTACGCTGCCTGCATTTCCCCAATAGCAGTTTGCAGTCTTTCCTTGACAATGAGTGCCGTTGGGCGGGTCATGGTCTTGGAAGCGATCCACGGGGCTATAGCGGGCTTGTATCGCTTGCTGCCTGCCTGTGAGAACGCCTCGTCAATCAGCGGTTCCAGTTCTGTAAGGGTATCGTCAGCCTTGGCACGAAGACGATCTTGAATATTGGGAGCATCGTCCTCCGCAGGAGTGGCAGACCGTGCTTCCACCAACAGGTCTTCAATGTATTTTTTAATTGTGGCTTGCTGCTCTGTTGTCCACTGGTAGCCACGCGACTCCATACGGCAGTACGGGCACACCAACCGCAGACTGCTCTTGGACGCACGAGACACCAACCGTGCATCGTCCTTGCGTCCATTAGTCTTTAGCCACTCGCTGATCCACTCCTTTGCATTAGAAGGGGAGAACGACTGCCTGTAGAAGTACATTCCCCGATCCCATGCTTTGGCACGGGCTTCGTCCGATGCAAAGTCTTCAGGAGTAAACAGCGGCTCATTGCCGCCGTTCAGGATGCGCTGTACTCGTTCTTTGGATAGTTTCTTGCTCATGGTGTGCATAGTCTACTAAAGTTGTTCACCTTCTTGAATGTAAGTATGTTGGCAAACTTGTCAAGCAGTTGATCGGATTTGTGGCTAATTACGAATACATTGTTTGCTGCACCCATATTTTGGAGAATCTTTATGACTTCTTCTGTGCCTACTCCGTCCAAAGACGAATCAAATACTTCATCCAAAATAAGCAGATTGGTGTTGGCTGAATTCTTCATTTTGGCAATGTCACGCCACGCCAACAAGAGCGACACATCTATTCGCAGTTTCTCGCCTTCGCTAAAGTTTTCGTAGGAGAACTCATCACGGTGGCGGCTCTTGATGATTTCCACAAAGTCCTCGTTCAGCGTGAACTGTGCAAAGAAATCCATAGACACCAAGTACTTGTTGATAATTTTATTCAGGGCAGGAATGTACTTCTTGATAATCTTGCGCTTGATGCCGCTGTCCTTGAGCAGCACGGTAGCAATCTCCATTGTGTGGAGGTCTTCAACCACGCCCTTGCGCTCGTCTTCCTTTTCACCCTGCTGCTGTTGAACGCCTTCAAGTGCCGTGCGCTCCGCAGCAATACTGTCTCGTTCTGCAATGGTCTTGGTTTGCAGATCACGCAACTGCTTGATGTACTTCTTGGAAGACGCAATAGCAGAATCGGTTTTAGCCACTTCAGTCTGCTTGGTGTTCATGGCTTGTGATTCTTTTACCAAAGCGTCCAAGTGTGCCTTTTCTTTGCCGATCATTTCTTCAATCTTGCCGATAGCAGTTTGCAGTTCGTCTTGTCGAGCACTCTTCTTGGCAATCATGTCATCACGGAAAGACTGTGGTAGATCGTGCTTGCACACAGGGCAGTCTTCGTTCTTCTGATAGAAGTCGCTCTCTTCCTGTGCCTTCTTGATGTTGCTGCTGATCTGCTTCTTGAGCGTAACCATTTGATTCAGCGAATCCCGCTTGGCATCAATCGCAGCAGTATTGGCAGTCATGGCATTTATCTCTGTCTGCAACTCGTCCTTTCGCTTCAGGAGTTCGTCAAGTGTTTCCTGCTCTTCGGATTCCTGCGAACGATACGATTGGAGTTGTGAATCAGACTTCTGCTCAATCTTGCCAATCAAATCCTTTTTGTGTTCCACCTTGAGTTTCAGAGTACTGATTTCTGCTTCCACTCCACGCAGGGTTTCCTTTGCGTCCTGTAGACGGGACTTCAGCACATCATTCATCTTGGAGAACACATCAATATCCAACAGGTTTTCCACAATGCCTCGTCTGTCTCCCGCAGGTAGACGCATAAACGGCACATAGTTGGTGGAACCCAAAATAACTACCTGACAAAAAGTCTTGTAGTTCATCTTGAGCACTTGGGTTTCAAGTATTGCTTGGTAGTCTTTGGCATTGGCTGTCTGTTCCACAGGCTTGCCGTTTAGTTCCATAGTGAACAGTTTGGGAGCCAGTCCACGAGTCACCTTGTACGAGTTGCCGTTCACGGTGAATTCTATCTCTACAAGACAGTCCTTGCCGTTGATGGAATTTACAAGTTGCGGCAGATTCACCCCACGATACGGCTTTCCGTACAGCACAAAGGTCAAAGCATCCAACAGGGTGGTTTTGCCTGCACCGTTTTCACCACATATCAGCGTGGTGGTGTGCTTGTCCAATCGTACCTCTGTGAAAGTATTGCCTGTGCTTAACAGGTTCTTCCATCGAATTTTAGTAAACTGAATCATTGCTGTTTAGTGTTTTCCAATGCCTGTGTTTCAGTGTACAGTTCACGCAGCAGCGTCTTGAGACGCGAAGCGTCCACATTCTGTAGCCCGTCAATCTCACGATTTATAATCGTAATGGTGTCTTCTGTCAAGTCCACATTCTCTTCCGCTACGGTTTCAGGAGCCAAGTCCTCAATCACCGTGACAGTTTGTGGTTGGTGGGAGTACAACGAGTCCACGAATTTTTCAAACAGATACGGCTTGGTTTTGGTTTCCACCACAACCCGTACAAACTTGCCCTTGACGCGAGACTCTTCCACCTGAATAGGAGTAGTCGGATCAGCGTCTTTGTCGTTGTATCGGAGTTGTGTAAAGATGGTATACGGATTAGGAATAAACTCCAAGTCGCCTGTATCGGTATCCAACACATGGAATCCCTTCTTGTCACCGTAATCATTCATGGTGATCTGATACGGGCAACCCAAGTAATGAACATTGTCACGGCTATGGCGGCAATGGAAGTGTCCTGTGTACACAGCAGAGTACCGCTTGAACAGGTCAGCATTCATGCCACCATCAAACGGTGTGTTCCGCAGCACATTGAATCCGTGCAGTTCAAGATGCCCACACAGGATGTCTGCGGGTGCAGTACGGATAAAATCAAGGCATTCACCTTCGTTTTCCTTGTTGATCCACGGCACTAGAGCAAGGGGTCGCCCGTCAAATTCTTGAACCACAGGCTTTTCGTGAATCACAAACTTCTCCGAAAACAGTTCACGAAGAGAGTTTACATTACTGGTGTTCTTGTAGAAGATATCGTGGTTGCCAAGAAGTACATGGAACTCTGCACCTGTACTCTCAAGACGCTTTACAAACCCCTCACGCACCGCATTCAGGGTTGAGAAGTTCACAAACTTGCGACGATCCAAAAAGTCGCCAAGGTGCAGAATAGCAGACGGCTGATGTGTTTCTACCCACGGGAAAAACACGCGGTCAAAAAACCGCATGAAGTGCTCCATGAATACAGGAGAATCGTTTCGTGCCCCGAAGTGGGTGTCAGTAATGATTGGCAGTTTCACTTCTTGCCTTTAACCTTTTTCTTGGTCTTGCTCTTGGTCTTTGGAGCGTCTTCAGGCTCCGTCTTCTTCTCAAAGTTTTGAATATCTGTTTCAGTCAAAACAGATGGCTTGTTTTCCCCACCACCAAGGTAGTTCTCACGGAACCACTTCTTGAGGGTGGAGTCAATATTGGAATTCTCAATCTTCTTGAGTTTAATATACGCCTGCTTCTTCTCCTTGGATATACGGCGAAGAAAAGCGTAGTAGATGATCTGCGTAAAGTACGAGAACGGATTCGTGGACTTCTTGGGATCAAAGTTGTATGCGTACAGCAGACAGTTCTCTATGCCATCCGAAATCATCTCGTCCCTGTACGGGTAGTTGATGAAATTGGGCTTGCGAGACAGCCTGTCCGCGATGGACATAAAGCACTCTCCAATATATGAAGTAACTGGTGGGTGGGGCTTTTCGTCTTTGTCGGCGGCTTTCACCAACGCCTTCCACACCTTCATCTCTTCAAAAAATCGTTTATTATCAATATAGTGTTCAGTTTTCTTCTTTGCCATGATGTCCTTTCATTACGAATAGTATCACACTTTCACGATTTGTCAAGCACCATCTTGCGGATTTTCTCCGGTAAACCCGTGCATGTAGTCTTTCAAAAATGGCGACCAGTCATCAATCTTGTTGCCGTAATCAGAACTCTTGGAGCGGTCTTCGGTGGGAGGCTTCCACTCGCTCTTGCTCTTGGACGGCTTCTGCTTCTTGGGCTGTCCGGGCTTCTTCTTTTTAGGCTTCATTACCGAGTCCATCATTTCAATATCCATGAAGTCCTCCATGCACTCTTTCATGTAATCCATTATTCCGTTTTCAATCCAATCGTTTAAAATATCGTTGGGAATTGAAAAACTAAACAGGATGCCGTTTTGTCGTGGTGGAAAAAGCGGAGGAAACGGAGGCAGTTTGCTTTTGCCTTTTGGCGGCTTGGGTGCGTTTGCGTCTTCAGGAAACGCAGGCTTGGTTCCCATCGGCTGATCCAATTTTGGAATGCCCATAGACTCTAGCAGGTCATCCAATTTCTTTAATTCTTCATCTGTGGGTGGAGGAATGGGTGCATCCAAATCTGCTTCAATTCCCCCTGTACCACTAGCCCTGAAAGTGTCTTGTGCTTCGGATTGGGTGGCGTACAGTTTTTCCATGTCTGGATCAGGAGTCAAATCCAATAGTACAAACTCCCGTGGAATGTCTACCTTTAATTCCAGCGCACCACCAAGCCAATCAGTAAAATATAAAACACTCTTTTTCACACCTGTAAAGGGATCAGCAGCCACAGAATAATTGATTCGCATAGGACGCTCTAGAGTAAACTTGCCACGAGGCTTGGCTGCAATCTTGGCAATAATCTCTTCACCGCTACGCAGTTTAAAGACTCGGAGTTTGGACTTGTTGGCTCTCATGTCTGTTTGCCTCCTATGTCAACCTTTACTACCTTGTGCGCGAAGCCTTCGGATTCGTATATTTTCAGCCGCTCGGTCATGTGGCGCATGGTGTGGTTTATCCACGACTTCCACGACAGATCGTCACCGATATCAAATAGTCTAGCAACCATCTTGTGTTCGGACACTCGTAACTGTCTGCCAATGCTCTGCAATACGCGAATTCGGGACTTTGAGGGAGAAGCAAAGATGATGTTGTTGAGTCTTCGTATAGAGATACCAGTGCTGAATGTTCCGTAAGACGCGATGATGACTGCATTTTCTTGTGTCTCCACAATTTTGCGTATCTCTTCTCGTTCGCCTGCTTCTGTTCCTCCATGAACAAAGAAAACTTTACGAGCAGAATCAACACACTCACTCACTAACTTATGTAGTTCCGCACCGTGTCCCTCAACGAATTGAAATAGTACAAGCGTGTTGCCTTTTAATTTTTCACACATGTTTGCAATAAATGTGTTTCGTCGTTGTGAAGAGATAAGCCACTTGATCTCGTCTTGGTATTTGGCTCGCTTGAGTAATTGACGATCTTCTTGGGGATACCCCAACACGATGCAATCAATTTTCAAATCGCTGAGGATTTTCTTTTCCATCAGGTCTTTGGTCTTGGTGACTTCATACGCACGACCAAACAGCCCTTCAAGCACAAGACGATGTGTTTGTGTGCCGTCTAGTGTGCCTGTTGTGCCTACACGAAACGGGCAGGTCTTTAGTTTGGTCATAATAGAGGTAAGCGATTTGGCTTTAAACAGGTGAGCCTCGTCACCAACCACAGCACCAAACTGCTGAAAATATTTTTCGTTCTGCTTGAACACGCTCTGCCATGTGGAAATCACCACACGCCTGTCTGTGGTCTTGCTTGCACCTGCCAGAATCTTGTGGCAGTTCTGATTCACGCGCCAATTGTTGTCGTATGAGTAGTCAATAAAATCAGAGTACATCTGTTCCACAAGAGACACCGTAGGCACAATAATCAGCACCTTTTTGTCCTTGGGAATCTTGTCCAAGTAGTATCGTAGCAGCGAATATATGATAAGACTCTTGCCGCTACCTGTGGGAGACAGCAGCAAGCACCGCTCCCGTTCTATAGCATGATGCACAGCGTTTATTTGGTGTGTATGGGCTTTGGCTTTCTTGCCACCCACACACACCTGTAAGAAATCCTCTATAAAACTTCTTACAGCATCGGTGGTGGTTTTGAATCCGTTTGTGGCAGGCATACCCACAGAATACCCACGCTCTGCGGCAAACTTTTCAATGTATTCAGCAAGCCCACCGTATATCTGTTGTGTGTGTATGTTGTACAGGCAAATTTCGCCGTTCCACATACGGCTACGATACGCAGGCATAAACTTGTAACCGGGAACCTTGAATGTAAAAAAGTCAGCCAACTCTTTGGCAATACCGCGCTCGCATTGAACACGAAGCCAAACAGAGTCAACTATGCTTACATCAAGGTCTACCATTACACCAGCACTTCACTTCCTAGAACCTCTCCGTTGAATCGTATGGTGCGGCTACTGTTTAGGTTGCCTTCCCACCCAATCACGGTTATTCCAGCGTCTCGCATCATGGCTAAACCCTCACGCACACTTTCTTGCCACTTGGGGGGAGTGCGCTCAACCAAACGCCTGAAAGTCACAACTCTGCTGATATTAAACTCTATAATGGCACGAGCACATTCAGCACAGGCAATCCATGTGCCGTACATCTGAAGCCCACCAACACTCAAATTGTTGGCTACAGACTTGTACAGTACTCTGCGCTCTGCGTGTTCAAAACAGTAGTTTTTGGTTTCGGGCGTTCGTGGATACCCCTTGCCGCACAGGGCAGGAGGCAATTCATTCCATGCCGCAAGCACGATTCCACCTGCCCATGTTACAAGAGCAGACGCAACCTGTGTGTTAGGGTCTTGACTGTGTGCAGAAGCCATTTCCCAAATATCCCGCAAATAGCGTGCATCACGATCTTCGTTTTCAGGATCGCAGTCTAACAGATCGTCCCATTCATTGCCCATTTACAAATTTCCTCCACTCAATGGCATTTCTGATTTTCCAATGGCGATTGTTGAGTTCTTTTACGATCTCTTCCAACAGCCCAATCTTTTCTTTTTGGTAGTACATTTTCTGACGAGCCTTCACGATGTCCGTATCAGCGTTCAGATACATGTCCAAATCGTTACGCAGAATCTTGAGATTGAACGGCTCCCATCCACGCGCTGCCAACTGCTCTTCGCTCATCTTGCCTGTGTAGTACTCCCACTTGTCACGAGTAACCACAGCCACCTCGTTTTCGTACTTGGCAAACATGAGGCGTTCTTCCAACAGAAAGTTCATGTACTTGTTGTGGAGTTGTGGAATGCGTAGCGATTCGGTGTCTAGTGCCGAATCGTCAATACGGGTGTCCCGCTCCAACTCTTTGCGAATGTCGTCTAGGGTCATAAACAAATCTCCGTTTGAGGAGTATACACGAGATTCTATGGAAGTCAAGCGGTCGTACTTGTCCACTCAAATAAAAATATTAGAGAGTCTCTATTTCGTAACTGCGGTATTTGAAAGTGCAGTTAGCAATAAACGGCTCTGGATCAACAATCGCAGAGTTAAAGTCTATAGCCGATAGACTGCGTGGATAGATGTCGTTGAATGTCACATTTAATTTTGGATTCTTCTTGGAATTCAAAATAATTAGATTGGCTGTGGCTACATGGGTGTTCACGGGGCGGAACTCGTCGTAGTTTTCCACATTGGTCACAGACCGCATCCAATTGTACAGTTCAAGCCAATTACCCATAGCCTCGTCCACCACAAAACCAATAGTTAGTTCGTCAAAGTCTAGTTTGGACGGTCTGGATATTTGAACAAAGGGAGTGGGCATAATCACTTCACTCATGGTGATAGTGGGCAACGACACGCTTTGACAAAAATACGATACCTTGGGAAGCCGACTAACAGTAAACCGATAGTAAGTCGGCAGCAGCGGATTCATGTATTGGGGGTATCTGTCTAGAATCCCCTCTTCAATGTCTGTGAAATTGTAGGGTATTGACATGTGTAAGTATTTAGACACCAAAAGAAAAGGGGGAGAGGTTTGAGCCTCTCCCCCAAGTCTTCAGGTTACTGTGACTATTACGACGCTACGCCGTGTAGGTTGTCTACGCGGAACAGACGATAGTAACGGTTGCTACGGGCATCAAGTGCGCCACTTCCGATAGCCGTACCCTTAGCGAATGGATTCGAAACCATGCCGTAGCGGGTCTTGAATGCCATCTTGGGCTGGAAGGTATCGGTAGTAACTGCACGCATCATTTGTAGCGGGACATAAGGGCAGTAGAACAGACCCGCATCATACGGACTGGTTCCCTTATATCCTACGCAGACAAAGTTGGGGCTAGTGGTAACGGTGGTGTCGATGTACGGATCAATGTACACCTTGATCTTGCCGTTGAGGGTTCCAGCAAAGGTGTTGCCGGTATCATCAACATCAAGGCTGACATTCAGCGCGGGGCTGATGTTCAGGAATCCACCCATTGCGAGGGCTGAAGCAACATCTGCCGAGCAGATGATGAAGTTGCCCTTGCCACGACGGGTATCCTTGGCGATCTGGTTGCACTCACGCTCAATCTGGAACATTAGACCACGGAACTTTTCCGCGCTCCAACGACCGTCAGAGTCTTGAATGAGATCGTATACGCCACCTACTGCCGCTGAAGCACTTAGACCACCAGCAACAGTCTTGTAGTACAGATCGGTTTGTTGTGCACCTAGACGAGCGTTGGTGTATACGGTACGAACCACTTCGCGGTTGATTTCAGACAGAATTTCTGTGCTGAGAATGTTGGCGAGTTCGGTTTCAGCGTCAAGACCGTGAACAGCCTTGAGATCTTGAGCCAATTCCACCGAGTAAGACGCAGCAAGAGCGCGAGTACGGGCTTCTACTGCCACACGCTCAATGCTAAAGCCCATTTGAGCAGGAGCGAGACCTTCACCAGAAGTGGTGTTGTGTCCCGAGCCAGTGAATAGACCAGTTGCGCTAGTTGGATCTTGACCCGGATAACCCGAGAACGGATCAACAAAGAACGAAGAGAAGGTAGCACCGCTAACACCAGTGATGCTACCAGTGTTCTTGTTGTTAGCAGTAACACCAGAGAATCCAACCTGTGGTTCGTTGAACATGGCTTCTGCGCCAAGAACACCACCATCGGTAGAATTGGAGTACTTGGTACGCATTGCGAAGATCAAGCCTGTGGGAGCAGACATAGCCTGAACGCCGCAGATGTCGTATGCCATTAGGTTGGGCATAGCGCGACGAACAAGTTGGATCAGGATGGGATCGTAACCCTGAATGTTTGCGCTGCCATCGCTACCCACAACGCCAGTACCAGTCATGGCATTGGTTGGGCCTTCGGTTAGCATCTGCTGCTTGATTGCCTTCTCCTGATTCTCTAGGAGGGTGGCAGTTACGGCGCGACGATGGGGATCTGCAATTGCAGCCATGTCGGTGTGGTCTAGAACAGGCTTCCACTTGCGGAGAGCGTGTTCGGTTAGAAAGTTGTCTTCCATGATAGTGACTCCTTTGGTTTTTAACAGTCGGAATTGACTGGAAAGTGTGAATTGAAAAAAGTGAAATTTAGTCCTTGCTCTTGCTCATAGACTTGAGGTAAGCCTCCATGAGCGGAGAAGCGTCTTCAGAACCTTCCTCGTAGGACTCTTCTAGAGTCTCTTCTTCGGCAGATTCGGTGGCGGTGTTACCGATGTTCTCAATGTTCTCGCGGAGAACAGAGAGTTTTTCGGCAAACTGCTCTACGGACTCAAACTCAACGCTCTCGGCAAGATCGCGTAGTTTCTGAGTCTCGGTATCGGTTAGTCCTTCAGCCATTTCGCGGAACAGAAGTTCGCAACGGAGTTGCTCGCACTCTTCGTTGATCTCCATGTTCTTGGCAACCTGACCGTCTAGTTCGCTCTTGAGACTCTCGTAGTCCTCAACAGTGGACTCAAACAGATCAAGTTTCTCTTCGGGGATTTCAATGTACGACTCGGCAAAAACGCCCTTGAGACGCTCAATGAATCCTTCGGTGATCTCGGTGCGAAGACCGTTGCTGACAGCCAGACGGTTCTCCTGCATCCACTCTTCCACCACATAGTTGAGGTACTCATCAATACGCTCAACCATTTCTTCGGTGACGGCGAGAGTGTGATCTTCTAGTAGAGTCTCGTACTTGGCTTGAATCTCTTCCTCAATCTCGTTGGTACGAGCAGCGAGGTGAGCCTCAAACAAGGTAGCGGCTTCGGTCTTGAACTCTTCGGTTAGTTCCTTGCCAGCGAACAAGGTTTCAATGCTCTCCTGTGCGGAGATTTTCTCTACCTTGCCGTTGGCATCGCTCTTCTTGGGCTTGATAGTTCCCATGTTCTTGCCAGCGTTTGCGTTGTGCGGCTCGGCAATCTTTGCACCCTTCTTGTTGACATCGTGACTAATGTCGGTAGATGCGTAGTCAGAGGCGGCTTCCTTGACTTCCTTCTTCTTGAAAGAGAACTTCTTCATGGGCTTGTCTTCCTCTTCCTCTTCCTCTTCGTCCTCGTCTTCAGACTCTTCGTCCTCTGACTCGTCTTCATCTTCTTCCTTGGCTTCTTCTAGTTCGCCTTCGTACTCTTCCTCCACAACCTCTTCCTCCACAACCTCGTCCTCACCCTCTTGGGCTTCGGTGGGTTCTTCGGTGGGTTCGGGGTTTTCCGCAAGGAAACCTTCGCCTAGAATTACCTTCTTGATGACATCTTCAATGTTTTCGTTAGCCATGACTGGAGTTCTCCTTTAGAATATGTAGACGCTTCAGAGTTTTGAGATAAAGTCTTTGAACAGGTGGATTGCTTGCTCTTCCAAGCGACGAGATGGGGTCTTTTTGATGATCTTTTTGTAGTTTTCAATCACTACAGGCTTGAGAACCCCATTGTCCCAAATCCATTCCTTGCCTTCCATGATACCGTTAACAAACGCATTGGGTGCGGAGGGATCAGCCACCACATCCACTGCTGCAAGCATGAAGTCCTCTTGCACCACATTGACTCCATCCTGTTCCTTGAGACTGCCCATGCCACGAGAAGAAACGCCTAGTTTGGCTCCTTCGTCAATCAGATTCTTTACAATCTTGCCGTAGGGGGTGTCCATGATCTTGGCTTCACCAATAATCTGCTTGCCGTCCACGGACAGATTTTTGATGATGTGAGACACGCGCTCTAGGTTGACGGTTGGGCCTTCGGGATGCCCAAGTTCACCCATTGCACGGTTCTGCTTCACATACTCGTTGTTGTAGCGTCCAATTTCCTTTTCCATGATCTCATTAGGATACACGCGACCGTTACGGTTCTTGGTATCCGATTCCATGAATACACCCTTAATGAAATAATTCTTCTGACCGTTCTTTTCTTCGGTCAAGACTTGAATTTCACTCTGGGTTGTTTCGGTAATGAGTTTCATTAGTTGCCTTCAGCCTCTTCGTACATGGACGGCTTTTCGCTCTTGGTCTTCTTCTTCTTGGTTTCTTTCTTGTCTTCGCCGTCTTCGCCATCGCTGTACATGCCCATCTTCTTGTCTTCATTAAACACGGCTTCAGCCACGGCTACACGCTGCTCGTCTAGCAGGAGGGAAGCCTTGGCGTACAGAGCATTGAATACATGCTCCTTGGCATCGGCGTAGTTCTTTTCCAGCAGGGCTTTTGCGATCTTTTTGTTGTTGTCCATTGGTTCTCCTTGTCAGACCTTATTTATTTAGTATCCGCTATATTTCTCGTAAAATAGTGGAGTTTAAAGCATCATTCCTTGGGGTTGCCAAACTCGTCTTCTTCATCGTCTCCCCCGACTATTTCACCAATTGTCACATTGGGGGCAGCAGGGGCTTGTGGTGCGTCTCCACCCATAGCAGCCTCGGGAGGTGCGCCTTCGGCTCCAGCGGGGGTCATCTGCCCTTCGGGGGGTAGAATCTTGCCCTCTGCCATTTCACTCTTGATAGCGTTGTCAATCTCCTCAATGTCTTCCGCAGTCTGCTTTAAAATATGCCGACGCACAAAATCACGGGAGTAGTACTTGCCCACAAAGTCTTCCGCATCCCGTGCGCTCTGTAGACGATCCTTGAGCACTTCGCTTTCCTTGAGTTCGCTGAAGTGGGAGTCCATATTGAACTTGAACGCAATCTTGGGTTCAATGTCCTTCCACTCGTCTTCACGAATAACTCCCTTGAGAACCAGTTGTACACGCAGCAGGTTCAAGAATACTTCAGAGAACTTCATGCGAAGTCGTTCCACAAACTTGAAGAACTTTACTTCGTCACGGCTAATTTCAGACGCACGACCAATATTAAAGCCTGTGTTTTCTTCTAGACGGGAAGTAGGCACATTAAGCGACTGGAATAGTTTCTTCTGGAAGTACTTGACATCTTCCATTTCACCAAGATTCTGACCGCCCTGTAGAGTGCTGACTTCTGTGCCCTTACCGCCTTCACGACGGGGCATCCAAAAGTCTTCCAGCATGGACAGGTGCTTGCGGCTATCAGTCATTTCTCCTGTAGTGGGATCGTACATGAGTTTGCTGCGATATCGCTGCATAAGTCCACGCACATACTCTTCAGCCTTTTGCTTGGGCAGATTACCCACATCCACATAGAAAATACGGCGTTCAGGGGCGCGAGCCAGACGATAGATTACCACTGCGTCTTCAATCATACGCAACTGGTTGAGTGACTTGATTGCCTTGTGCAGATAACCCAAAATCTTCTTGCGTCGTGAATCAAACAATCCGCTATGGATAAAGCAAATAGCGTCAGGATTAATCTTGAGTCCGTCCAAGGTCATGCTAGTGGAAGCCTGATCCTGTTCTGCGTAGATGTAGAACTCTTCAATTTCTGACACCAGTGAAACGCTCATGGGAGTACTTCCCATTTTGCCACTGCCAGTGTTTGCGTTGAGTGGCTTCTTCTTTATTCTGCGAACCTTGCGGATCTTGACAGGATCAATGGGACGCAGTTCAACAATACCCTTCTTGCGGTTCTTCTCGTCAATAATAATGTGGTAATACAGGCGGCTTTCCACATACCACTTGCGGAACACTTCGTAACCACGACGAGTAAAGTCTAAAAGATTCAGCACCTCGTGGAACTCGTCCTCAATCTTGTCCTTGATGGCTTTGGACTGCTTGACCGAAGACACATCAATCTTGACTGCATCCAGTGTGTCGTTGTACACAATACTCTCGTTGCAAATATCTGCAATTGCACTTTCACATTCAGGGTGCAGTGCCATCTCGCGGTACTTGTAGATGAGTTCAATATCTGACTTTACTGAACCATCAAAGTCAACATACGCTCCGAAATATCCACCCACTTCAACAGGGGTTGCGCCGTCATCGTAATCAGGAGGGACAAAAGAAACCGGCTTCTTGAGGAGTTCCTCAGCAGAAGCCGGTTCTTTCC